CCAGGCGACACCGCCGGTGACGGTTTTCGACGGGCCGCCGACCACCGACCTCGACCCGGGCCTGCCCTCTATGTCGGCCTCACCGACCCGGACAGCGAGTCCGCGGAGGAAGCCGCGGCGTTCACCCAGGAGTGGGCGGCGCTCGGCCGCCTCGGCCGCAACGAGATGAGCACGATCCGCTGCTGCGCGCAGGCCTGGGCCGGGACGGATGATCTCAAGACGGTGCGGGTGTCGGTGTACGGGATCGTCGCGGCCGTCGAGGCGCTGATCCTGTCCGACCGGACCCAGTTCGGGGGGCACGCCCTGTTCGCCGACCCGGGCCTCGCGGCGGGGTCGCTGCTGCAGAACAACACGTCCCGGGGCGCGATCGCCCGCGTCCCGTTCGACCTGGCATTCAAGTCGCGGACCGGCGGTTTCTAGGGAGCGCGAATTGAGCCTGGTGAAGAACATCAGCGGGGGACCGCTGGACGTGCCGCTCCTCGGCCGCACCGTTGAGGACGGCGAAACGGTGGAAGTCCCCGACGTGCAGGCCGACGGCGTATCGCCGGTCGTGTGGCCGCCGAATCGGTGGGAGCCCGTCGCGGCGCCGAAGGCTGCGGCGGCGAAGGATGACGGGAAGGGAGCGTAAGCCGTGCCAACCTACGCATCTGGGCTGAGCGGCCAGGTCGGCGCTGTCGCCGAATCGACCTACGGCACGCCCGTCACCGTAACGCATTTTTACGAGTTCCTGTCGGAGAACTTCCAGTTCAACCCGACGTGGCTCGACGGGATGGGACTGAAGGCCGGGCAGGCATACAACCGGGCCAGCCGCACCGTCGTGTCACAGTCAGATGTCAACGGGGACCTGACGATGGAGCACACCATCGGCTCGGCGTCCAACGCGGTCGCCGACTCGATGGGGTTCTGGTGGAAGTTCGCCCTCGGGAGCACTCTCACCACCCCGACGCTGGTACTCGGCACCGCCTACAAGCAGGTGCACACCAACGGGTCGAAGGCGGGGCAGTTCATCACCGTGCAGGTGGGCCGCCCGCAGATCTCCGGCGTCACCGTGCAGCCCTTCACCTACACGGGCACGAAGGTGACAGACTGGGAGTTCTCCTGCAACGACAACCAGATCGCGCAGCTGAAGGTGACATGCGACGGGCAGACCGAGCTCACCTCGACCGCGCTGGCCGCCGCGTCGTACCCGACCCCGAACGGGCTGTTCGCGTTCTCCGACGCGACGGTGATGACGATCGGGGGAACCGCCTCGACCGCGGGCGGCGAGACCACGGTTGCGGGCGGCTCCTCGATCGGCTCCCGCGTCAACGGCATCACGATCACAGGTTCCACCCCGATGAAGGTGGACCGCTACGGGCTCGGCAACGCGGGACTGAAGGGGGAGCCGATCGAGAACGCGATCCCCACGATCACCGGCACCCTGTCGACGGAGTTCTTCTCCCGCACCGAGCTGTATGACGTGTTCAAGACCGCCGGGACGACAGTGCTGGAAATCGACTTCACGAAGTTCGACAGCGCCGGCAACGACGCGAACGGGGTCGCGTCCGGGCCGAACCCCTACCGGCTGTCGTTCATCTTGCCCGCGGTGAAGTTCAAGACCGGCGCCGTCAATATAAATGGCCCTGACGTTTTGCCGCAATCAATCGGCTTCCAGGCATACGACGACGGCTCCGGCACTAACCCGGTCATCCAGGTCAAGCTTGTAAGCAAAGAGTCCAGCGCGATCTAGCTGCCTTCCGGCGGGTTGAGGATCGCGGCGAACAGGTTTCCCCGGTACATGACCGGGGTGGCTATCCCGGCGAGGTTCAGCCAGCCGTCTTCCAGTTCTTTCGTCGCGAACGTGGCGATGGTGACGGATTTCCCCTGGTAGATGGCGTCAGCGTAAGCACTCGCGCCGCCCTTCGCGGGGCCGTACGGGTGCACGCCGGTGGCGCCCATCGCCGCAGCCGCCTGCTCCACGGTGGGAATGCCGCTGCTGTTCCCGCCGCTGCTGCATGCCGTCAGCGCCGCCGCAGTCACAGCAGCCGCGATCACGATCCTGGCCTTCATCTGCGCCCCCCATTACCCGGAGATGCCTTGATTATCATCTACGACGGGCAAAAATACCCGTTCGACCTCAGCGACGTGACCGTGAAGCAGGCGCTGAGGATCGAAAAGTTCATGGGCTGCCCGTTCGCCGAGTGGGGGAAGCGGCTGCAGGCTGGCGGCGACCTGGCCGCGAAGCAGGCCCTGGGCTGGCTGGTGCTGCACCCGGACGGCGGCGTGCCGATCGAGGACACGGACTTTAAGATCGGCCCGTTCGGCGATGCCATCGCGGACGCGTTCGCAGCTGAGGAAGCCGCGCAGCAGGAGGCGGCCGGGCCGGTCCCTACCGTCGCGGCCTCGAACGGCCGCCCGTCAGCGGAATCATCCCCGGAGAGCTCGCCGCAATTCTCGGCCGCGATCTCGCCCTGACCCGCGCCCGGAACCTGTTCGGCCTGGCGAGCCTGTGCTCGGTCACGCCGCCGCAGGTTAATGACCTGACAGTGGCGGACTTCGGCTGTCTCCTGGCCGGCATCAGGGCGCAGCATGAGAGGCGGCAGCAGTGAGCATCCGGTGGGACGGCGAGCATCTCCGCGCGCTGTCACAGCGCCTGAAGGACGCCGGCGACGAGGGTAACGGGCTGCGCCGGGAACTCCTGAAGCAGATCAGCGACGCGGCTAAGCCGCTGGCGGAGAAGATCGCCACCGAGGAGCATCTTGACCCTTACATGCCGGATCAGTATGCCGCGATCCTCGCCCGCGACCTGAACGTCTCGACGCAGAAGCTGTTCGCCCGCAACCCGCGGATCTCGGTGCGCGCCCGGGGACGCCAGCACAGGCGCAAGGTGGAGTGGCTGAACCAGGGATACATCAATCATCCCGTTTTCGCGCGCGGCCCGCGGAAGACCTGGGACTGGGAGAACAGGCAGACGGGCGGCATGAAGCCGGGATTCTTCGATGATGCTGTCGAGGGGATGCTGCCGGAGGTGCGCGCCGCAGTGGTGAAGGCGCTCGATAACGTCGCGGATCAGGTGGTGCGATGATGGCCGGCACGGAAGTCCGCGCGGACATCATCGCCAATGACCGCGCCTCGGATGCGTTCTCCCGCGTCGGCCGCTCGGCCGCCGAGATGGGCATCGAGATGGACGTCGCCGCCCATGAGGCGGACAAGCTCGACCGCGCCCTGGACCGGATGTCACACAAGAGCATCGGCGTGAGCGCTGATGTTAACCGGGCGCTGAAGGGCACCGATAAGATCATCGCCGACGCGGAGAAGATGCTTGCCGGCCTCGACAGCGCCGGCAGCGGCGGCGGCGGCGGCGGGGGCCTGCTCAGCAAGCTTTTCAGCAGCGGCGGCGGCGGGGGCATATCAGGCGGCATGCTCGCCGGCGTCGCCGCCGCTGTCCCCGCGCTTGAGGCGGCGCTGGTGGAGGTGGACGGGCTGGTGTCCGGGTTCGCCGCGGCGGGCGCCGGGGCGGGCGCGTTCGGGCTGCTGGCGATGCCAGCGGTCGCGAAGGTCAGCGGCGCCCTCCAGCAGATAAACGCCGACCAGCAGGCTTATGACCGGGCGCTGACGAAGACGGCGAAGAACACCGCGCTGCAGCACCTGAAAGATGACTATGCGGACCTCAGCCCCGCTGAGCTCGCCGCGGTCAAGGGCATCCAGGGACTGGAGGCCGAGTTCGGGAAACTCGCGAGAGCCTTCGAGCCGCAGGCGTTCAAGATCTTCGCCGATGTGCTGCAGATCGCGAACCAGCTGCTGCCGGTCGTGGTCCCGTTCGCGAACGCGTTCGCGAACGCTCTCGGCGGGCTGCTGCAGCAGCTCGGCAAGTTCACTGCGTCGAGGGATTTCAGGGACTGGCTCGCACAGTTCCAGAAGCTCGTCGGGCCGAGCGTGACCGCGATCGGGCAGGGCGTCGGGCAGCTCGTGATCCAGTTCGGGAAGCTGCTGACCATCATGTCCGCGAAAGATGTGGTGCGGTCGATCAATATCGCGTTCGATGTGCTGAACGGCACCATCGCCGTCGTGAACTACAGTATCCGGCGGCTGATGGACAACTGGGACGGCATGTCGGTGGCGGCGAAGCATTCCTGGTATGACCTTAAGCGCTGGACCGATGACGTGACGCAGGCGTTCGACTTCGTGCGGCACGCCATCGCCCATGACGCTGACAGCGTGGTCCACGCCTTCGAGGGGATCGTGGCCGGGGCCGTCGCGCTCGGCACCGGCATCTTTCATGCTGGCCAGAACATAATCGGCTGGTTCCAGGCGCTTCCCGGGCGCATCATGCACGCGCTGACCGGGCTCGGCGCGAACCTGTGGGGCTACGGGAAAACTGTTATCAATGACTTCTGGACCGGCCTGAAATCCATCTGGTCCAGTGTCTGGAACTGGTTCGCGAACATTCCCTCAGACATCCTGCACGCGCTCGGCATCCACTCGCCGCCCAGGTGGGCGCTCGAGGCGGGCGAGCACATCCTGCAGGGCCTGTTCGGGTGGACAACCGCGAAGAAGCACCAGATCCTGGCGCGGGTGTCCACCCTCGGCGCGCAGGTCGGCGCCGCCGCGGCGGCATCAGCGGCGCGGATCGGCTCCGGCAGCGTCGGCACGGAACAGCGGTACGCCGCGCAGCTGCTCACCGGCTACGGCTGGGGGCAGGATCAGCTCGGCCCCCTGATCGCCCTGTGGAACCGGGAGAGCGGCTGGAACCCGTACGCGCAGAATCCCTCATCCGGCGCAGCCGGGATACCGCAGAACATCGCCGGCTGGACCGCGTACGCCCCCGGTGACTGGGCTGGCCAGATCCGCTGGGGCCTGGATTACATTTTCGGCCGCTACGGTTCCCCCGCCGCCGCATGGGGACATGAAATGCAGTTCGGCTGGTATGACCGCGGCGGCTTCCTCCCGCCCGGCCTGTCACTGGCCTGGAACACCACCGGGCGCCCGGAACCCGTCGGCACGGGCGGCGGGAACACCTACAACATCACCGTAACCGTGCCGCCGACGGTGAACCCGCGGGAGGCGGGACGGCAGGTCGCCCAGCTGATCCTCGCCCACACCAAAAACGGCGGCCGCCTCTACCCGCACGGGGTGACCCCCGCGTGACAACGCCGCTGCCTATCCTCCCGCAGATCATCGCCGAGGCCGGGCTCGTGTCAGCCAGCCCCGTGCAGCCCGGCACCGTCCTCGTCCTCGATGATGTCACGCTGGGGAAACTGGACACCGGCACGCTCGGCGGTGACATCACCTGGACGGACCTGTCCGCAGGGTTCACCCAGCGGGTCATCAGCTTCACGATCACCCGCCCGTCAAGCCGCCTGGAAGGACCCTTGTGGCAGTACCAGGCTGCCACCGCATCGATCCTGCTGGACAATTCCGACGGTGCCCTGGACCCTGATAACCTCGCCGGCCCCTATGTGACGGCCGGGGCGACGGAGCTGGTGCCGATGGTGCCGGTCCGGGTCCGCGCCATATTCTCCGGCACCGCCTACAGCCTGTATTCCGGGCATGCGGACGGGTGGATGCCCGCCCAGGTCACCTATCTGGGCGGCTACGCGGAGCTGACCCTCCCGGCGACGGACGGGTTCAAGATCCTCGCCGGCCTCACCCTCCCCCCGGCGGCCGCGGCGGGTGCGGGGGAAACAACGGGGGCGCGGATCGGGCGGATCCTGAACGCCGCCGGCTGGTACACCGGCAGCGCATGGCGCACCATCGCCACCGGGAAGAGCACCGTGCAGGCCTATACGGCGGGGGACACGCCGCTGAACCTGATGCAGGTCACCTCCGACAGCGAGATCGGGCAGCTGTATGTTGACGGCACCGGGCGGGTCGTGTTCCGGGACCGGCAGCAGATCCTCACCGATGCCCGCTCCGCGAGCGTGCAGGCGGTGTTCGGGGACCTGCCGGGCACCTCCCACACGGCGGGGACGGAGCTGGCCTGCGCGGCGGTCAGCCGCGCATCCGATGACACCGCCATCGCGAACGACATCCAGGCCACCCGCACCGGCGGGACATTGCAGGAAGTTCAGGATGCCGCGTCGGAAAGCAAGTACAAGTTCCCCCGCACCTACCAGCGTTCCGACCTGATCCTGCAGAACGACTCCGATGCCCTGAACTGGGCGCAGTGGGTGCTGTACGTGGCGAAGGACGCCCCGGACCGGTTCGATACCCTGGCTGTCGACCCGCAGGCCGACCCGGGCAATCTGTGGCCGCAATGCCTTAGCCGGGAGATCGGGGACCGCATCCAGGTGTGGCATCGTCCCGCGAACGTGGCCGCGTTCAGCCGGGACTGCTTCATCACCGGCATCACCCACCAGTGGGATTCCGTGTCGTCGGCGTGGCTGACCACCTGGGCGCTCCAGGACGCCTCGAAGTACGGGTCGTTCCTGGTCCTCGATGATCCCGTTCTCGGCAAGCTCGACAGCAACGCCGTCAGCTATTTACAGAGCCTAAGGAGCAGCATTGGCCGTCAAGGTCTGGAACGTCGGCGATGTGCTGACGGCCGCCGACATGAATGCGTGGACCGTGCCGCTCGCCGCCTACCGCACCACCACCCAGTCCGTCACCTCGAGCACGACGCTGCAGAACGACAACGCA